TTAGATTCTACTAACTCAATTAAATCATCTGTATCAAACACACCATAAGAAGCAACACCCATGTTTCTAAGCATAGTTTCCATATTAGCACGTGTTCCTTCATCTCTAGTATTAGTTTTACCTATTCTAATAGGACTACCAAATATTTCTACAAATTCACTCCATGCACCTAAAGCGTTTTTTTTCCAAATAACTAAAGGGGCTGCTTTCATATACAGTCCTAAGTCTTTAGGTTTACCAACACCGATACACCAATTCTTATAAGGTGCTTCTAAATAATCAGTACCACTTAAATCTGCATAAGTATTGGTTACTATATGAAATTCTGGTTTTACATACTCTCTAGGTACTAATTCAACTGATTTAAAAGTATTATCTACAACGCTATCAAATTGAATTAATGAATGACCGTAATAAATAGCATCTAAAGAGTAATCTATAAAATCTCTAAACCATTTATGTTTAATAATATATTCCAACTCCTCATTTTCTTCACCGTTTAATTTTACATCAAAATCTTTAGATAGTGTTAAGTTTTTACGTTGGTTAACTGCCGCTGTTAAATGTGCATCAAGTTCAATATTCTTATAAACTTTGTACAATTCAGCTCTTTGTGGAGCTGTTAAAGATTCTGCTCTAGTTACTGCTAGTTTGTAAGTTTCAATATTAGTAAAGCCCCTATACAATTGAGTAGGAGTGGTAATGCGTTTTCTAATGTCAGCCGTTTTAGGCATATTAACAGAAACGTCCTGTACTTTATTAAAAAGTATGTTATATCCAAATAATTTCATTACCAAAGTTGATTTGATGATTTAGTAGTTGTTCCATCTGAGTTACCCCATCTAATAGAAACACCTTGTTGCGGTAAAATACTAGGTAAATCTGCTGTTAAATCTCCACTTGCAACACGTTTAAGCCATGCAATAGCACCGCCATTTTGAGTAGCGTTATTCCCATCGTAACGCTCTTTACGTAAGTCTGGAATATTTCTAGGATTAATACGAGAATGTAAATGGTATAAAGTAATATCTAAAAGATACATTACTATTTGTTGGTTTCTGTTATCTCCCTCAGTCCATTTAGTGTTATCATCGGGATAAGTAGCTGTTAAAGTATAAGCACTTCCAACACTCCAAAATTGTGTTTCGGTTGGTAAAATACCTTTACAATTTAATAAACAAGTATATTCAATATTGTTATAGTAAACCTTATCTCCAGCAACGTATGAAGTAGTATTTACATATTCATCTTCTGGTAATGTAACGTAAAATAGTGATTTATCAGCGCAAATTAAAGTCCATTCTGAAGCATTAAAAGCGTGTGCAGTACTACCAGCTATAGATTTGTAAATATTACCATTATAAACTACATATTGTCCAGTAGTGTAAACGGTAGAAGCACTAAAAGCACTTGCAGTCCATTCAACTAATTGTTTGCCGTTATAAGTAGCAGTAATATCAAATACTTTAGTATCTGTAAATATAGAATTAATTAAATAGCGTTGTGCTAAATAGCTAATCATTTCACTTTGTGCGGATTGCTCTACATCTAGTTTAGTTTGTTGGTTAGATTCAATTATTTGTTCAAGATTTGAATCCTGAATGACACGCAAATAATCTAAATCTCTTAAAAGTCTAGCCATTGTACAAAAATATAAACAAAATATAGTTAATTTACACTATTGTTACTAATATTTTCTAAATCTAATTTAACCTTATTCTCTTTAATCTTATGAACTTCAGCATTAAGCATAGCTAATTCTAATTTGTGCATATCTTGAACGTAGGTGATGAAATTATACTTTAACTCTTTGATACGTGTTTTACGATTAATTATAAATGTATCGGAGTGGATCAAACAATTCGTTTCCTTGTCTTCAATAAAGAAAGTTACTGTATTATGTCCATCAATTAGTTCTTTGTGTGATTTTACTTTCATGTTATTTGTTATTTAAACCAATCATTTCTACTTATGTCCGTTACATTAATATTTAACATTCTTAAATTCTCACAATAATAACCTTTGGGTCTATCATTAGGAAAATCAATTGATATAGGAAATTCACCTATACCATAATTAAGGTTAACATTTATTGATTTAAGATACCTTATTTTTTCTTTCATAGGATCAAAAATATATGGAACAACTTCAATAGTTATTTCTTTTTGTTCATAATCAACTCCCTTAATTGTTACTTTCATTATAACCTATGTTTTACGTTTATTGGTTCGGTTCCTATTTTTCTTACATATTGAGTAACATCCCCTCTTTGATACATTTGATATTCGTTTTTAAACGCTTCGCAAAGTAGATAATCTGTTAAGTCGCTAATATGTCCAAATGGTTGATATGACACACCACTTTTAGCATCTTTTACCTTTGTTTTATCCTTAGTTCCATCCGCTGCTTCCTTTGTATTAGTAAAATCACTAACAGCTTCTTTTAACTCTGGATTAATTATAAACTCAATATCGCCAAAATTACTAAATAATATTGTATTAAAAAAATTACCACGCATAACTATTGAAGGGTTAGATTTACTAACTCTCATAATAGGTCTATAATTGGTTAATTCATTTTGTATTAGCTTAAAGAAATTATGTCCTTTCTCCTGCTTTACATCTTCTTTTTGACTTGTTGCATCTCCGTAAATATAAACGCCATGTCCATGAAATGGGTATTTACGTTTAAACTCATTACAAACGTCTTTAATAGTATTTCTAGGATTAATGCCTAAAATAGTATCAATTAACCTTATTTGCTTATTAGATATTTGGAATATTCCACATGGTAAATAAGGATTAACGTTTTCATCCCAACTAATATGAAGTGGCAAAGTAGGTTCGTAATGGCATGGTTTAACGTGCTTATCTAAACTAAAGTATTTATAGAACTCTGCGCCTGTACGTTCCTGTAAATCCCAATTACCTTCAACAAACACTTCATATTCATAACGTGGCATTGATTTAAGAGATTCTAAATAATCTAATGGTATAAATGGATTATCTGTAATCTTAGAAGGAATATAAAGCCAATTAAGAGGTAAAGTATTGTTTTTCCATTTGTTATAAATTAACTCTTTAACCCAATTATTAGCAGGGTTACAAGTAGCTAGAATTATTGGTTTAGGTTGCTTTTCAATTATTTGTGAACCCGCACGTTCAATACATTTATAAAAAGTCTTTTGTTGTAGCTCGTTTACCTCTTCTAAAAGAAAACCATTTACTTCTAATCCCTTAAATCTGTTTAACTCCTTATCATCTGCATAGTTTTCACCTAAGAATATAATTTGGCTATCATTCTGTAAAGTAACAGTTTGCGTATCTTGATTATATTTTTTAACAAATGAAGTAGGGCAAATTTTAGTAAATGATGGAATAGTATTAAGTTTAAGTGTTTGGAGTGTAGAACGCACCACACACCACTTACTTTTAGGGTACATTTTACAAAGCAGTAATAATGCTCCTAATCCTGCAAAAGTTTTACCACCACGGTTTGTCAGCGAATCGCACCACCATACATGATAAAGTTGTACTTGTTGCTGAAAATAGCTTCAAGGAATTCATCTTGTTTGGGGAACGATTCGAATAAGATTTGTTTATTTGACATATTATTTAAAGTTTAATTTCAATACCGCCAATTTTAAATACCTGCTCAAGTGTTTCATTTTCAGTTACAACACCTATTAATTGTTTAGGTTTTCCGTAACGGTATTCATAAAACAGTTTTAAATGATAAAATGATCCAGATTCAACGCCTTCTTTAAGTTTAGCAAAAGCTACTTCGTCTAAAGGGCTAAGCGCTTCAATTAGTTTAATTTCATCAGATTTAGGCTTTCTACCTGCACCCTCTCTAGTTCCGCCATGTGTACTCATGATATAATTTGATTATTCAAAAGCAAATATAACAATAATTAATAATATAACAAAAAATCTATAAAATCTAAACAAACTGTTCAGGAAATATTTTCTTTAATTGCTTTCTAATATACTTCATTTGTGAAGCACTAATCTTTTTTTCAAAAGTTAATTTAATTTTTTGTTTCTTTTTAAGTTTTCTAGGTAATCTCATCTTTCAAGTAAATAAGTTAATAATTCAATTATAAGCAATAGTTTTAGTGGTATCAATACAACACGAGCCAATAAGTATAAAGTGTTAAGTAACATAAATCTAAAACGGTTTAAATTAAATCATTTTTATCAATAGCTTGTTTACAATCTTCACAAAAGAAATATAGTTTACTAATCCTAAACCATAATATTTTAATGTAAATACGGGTAAACCATCCGTTTTTATGTTTACAATCAATATCTATTGTTGTTGTTTCAGTTTTCATCTTTATCTATTTTTTAAAATTGTTTAATTTTTCGTTAATTGTTAGAATGGGTTTTCTATATTGTTAATTGTTATGTCGTTTAAAAAGTCTGTGTTTGGCTCTAGTTGTTTAGGAGTTTCATAAGTAAGCCAATTATCACTGTTTGGAGTTCCTTTGTAGTAACGCCCATTATCTCTATTCCATGCTAAATGTACCGTAGCTGTTTGTCCCCAATGTTTAAACTTAACTTTTTGGATATGAACCTCAACGCATCCAGTTTCAAAGTTACGGTAAATACAAATACCATTAGCGGTCTTATTGAAAAAATGTGCTGAATCTGAAATATTATATAAACTTGGAACTTCTGGCTTGCCATCTTTATCTTTACCCATCTTTGTAGGATGAGCAACTAAAAAGCAATGTACTCCATTACGCTCACAAAATTTAACAATAATATCTAAAGTTTCTGATATATAATCATTCTTATCTTTATTACCTCGTTTATGGTCTAATTTATTCCAAGCGTCAATAACAAAAGCCTTTATACCTTTACGCTTAATTAATTCTTTTACACTCTTTAAAATTGATGTAACAGTAAAATCATCTTCAGGATTAATAAAGTAAAAGTTATTGCTGCAATAATCAATAGCGGCTCTTAAATCAATAGGACTTAATCGGTTATGGCTTTTTTTGTCAAATGATTTACCTACTAACTTTTCAGCAAGTTTACTAAAGTGTAATTGTAACGGGTGGTTTTCTGGACTAAAGTATGCAGTTTTCCAATTATCATCTGATATATTCAAACGGCATAAAATAAAATCTAAAAACTCACTTTTACCATGCCCGGGTATTCCAGTAATCATTGTTAAGTAACCTTGATGAAATCTAATATTAGTATCAATTTCTTGCATATTAATTCCAGTACCTTCTGGTAATCCGTTATTGTAATAATCTAAAATATCATTTTCAATATCGTATGAGTTAAAAACTCCAATAATAGGAAACTCTTTAGCTTCATTTATTGATTCAATTATAGCACTTTTACCGTATTTCTTTAGACAGTCATTAGCATCTTTAGAATCTTTGAAAGTAACAAATTTACAGTTTTCATATCCTAAACGTCTTGCAATCTCATCCTTTAACTTATTACCATTCTCGTCATTATCTAAGCATAGGATAAATTCAGTAATATGTTCTAAATACTTGATTGAATTATCAAAGTAAGTTAAATTGTTTTTGCCTTTAGTAGCACCGTTTGGTACAGATATAACGTTTTTAAATCCGCATTCGTGTAAAGTTAAAGCATCTATTTCTCCTTCAACTATAAAACATTGGTTAACATTTTTAATTGAGTTTAAATTGTACATAACCAATTCAGCACCAGAAACTAATTTAAAGTTTTTGTTAGCATCCCTATATTTAGTATTGATTAATATCGCATCAATGAAGTAGTTAAACTGAATTGTATTAACATTATATCCTTTTGCATTATCTTTTAATGGCATCCATTCTACGCCC